CTACGAAAATACAGAAATCGAGAGAGTAAACCGAACTTGTGGCAAAACGAACCGAAGACAATTATATTTACACCTATTATCAGGGAATAAAAAATAATTCGATCACGGTAGGCCGGTTCATTCGAATAATCGTTGAATATCTCATTCATGGACTTGAACAGAACGATTTTTTCTTTGACCAGAAGAAGGCGAACAACGCGATCGACTGGATCGAAGAACATTGTTTTCACACTGAAGGCCGACTTGCGCCGAATAACTTCAAACTTGAACTGTGGGAAAAGGCTTTTTTGTCAGCACTGTTCGGAATTGTTGACAAAAACGGCTGTCGACAGTTTCATGAAGTTCTTCTTGTTATAGGCCGAAAAAACGGAAAGTCTTTACTGGCTGCGGCGATCGCTAAATATATCTGGTTACAAGAAGGCGGGTTCGGTGCGAAGGTTTACAACATCGCGCCGAAGTTAGATCAGGCCGATATTATATATAACAACATATGGCAAATGGTTCTTTTAGATCCTGAATACCATAAGCGAAAAGAAGAACTGTCTGTCAGGGACGCGCACAACATGAAAATCATGGACGATTCAGACCTTCCTAGACATCGTCAGTCTGATCTGTGTGTGAACGCCACAAATTCGACCGTCAAGAAGATCGCGTTTTCCGCAAAGAAGTCAGACGGCTTCAACCCGTCACTGTGTATCTGCGACGAAATCGCGTCGTGGGAAGGTGACAAGGGCCTGAAACAATATGAAGTCATGAAGTCGGCTATGGGTGCAAGGGAAGAAGGTCTTCTTCTGTCGTGTACGACTTCTGGATATATAAACGATTCGATATATGACGAATTGATGAAAAGGGCGACGCGGTTCCTTATGGGTGATTCAAAGGAACGTCGTCTTCTGCCCTTCTTGTATATGGTCGACGACATCGACAAGTGGAACGACATCAACGAACTGCGGAAGTCGAACCCGAATCTGGGTGTTTCCGTCAGTGTTGATTTTATGCTTGAAGAAATCGCGATCGCTGAAGGTTCACTTTCGAAGAAAGCTGAATTCATCACAAAGTATTGCAATCTAAAACAGAATTCGTCACTTGCATGGATCGAATCGAAATACATTGAGAAAATGACAGGGCCGGCACTGAAGCTTGAAGACTTCAGGTCGTCTTATTGCGTCGCGGGAATCGACTTGTCACAAGTGAACGACCTGACGGCTGCGACAGTCGTGATCGAACGGAACGGTGAACTGTATGTCTTCGCGAAGTTCTGGCTTCCGACAGAAAAGATTGACGAAGCGATCGCAGTTGACGGGGTTCCGTATAACATATACATTCAGCGCGGTTTTTTGGAACTGTCGGGTGATAACTTCGTCGATTATCACGATTGCTATAATTGGCTGACTTCATTGGTCGAAGAATATGAGATTTTACCCTTAATGACGGGTTATGACCGTTGGTCTGCGAATTATCTGATCCAGGATCTGGAACGATACGGTTTCAGGTGCGACGACGTATATCAGGGCGATAACTTGTATGGTGTCCTTCAGGAAATGGAAGGACTTATAAAAGACGGGAAAGTTCACATCGGTGACAATGACCTATTGAAAATACACCTTCTGAATTCTGCGATCAAAATGAACACCGAACGTGGTCGCGGAAAGTTGGTCAAAATATCACCGAATATGCACATTGACGGAACCGCGTCACTGGCTGACGCCTTCTGTGTTCGTCAGAAGTGGTTTGAAGAAATCGGGGACAGATTGAGGAATTAAAACATGGGACTGTTTGACACACTATTCAAAAAGGCGCCGAAACCCGCGGGCCAGTATACGGGCGAATTCAAAATGTTGAACGGGTACACACCCAGATTCACAAGCTACACCGGCGGCGTGTACGAATCGCAACTTATCCGCGCAGCTATAAACGCCCGCGCCGTTCACATATCGAAGTTGAAGGTCGAAGTCATGGGTCAGGCAAAACCCGCACTTCGAAACAAGCTGAAGAAAGGCCCGAACAAGTTTCAGACATGGTCGCAATTCCTTTACAGGCTTTCGACGATCCTTGACGTTCACAACACTGCGTTCATATGTCCCGTGTATGACGATTTTGGTGAGGTGTCTGGGATATACGCACCACTTCCGACACGGTGTAAGGTCGTTCAGTATGGCGACACGGCGTATCTGCGTTACGAATTCGCACACGGCGACACGGCAGCAATCGAACTTGACTATTGCGGAATAATGACGAAGTTCCAGTTCAGAAGTGATCTGTTCGGTGAAAACAACGAATCACTTCTTCCGACAATGGAACTGATTCACATACAGAATCAAGGGATAAAAGAAGGCGTCAAAAGCGCCGCGACATATAGGTTCTACGCACAAGTGAACAATTTCAGCAAGTCAGAAGACCTTGCAAAAGAAAGAAAGCGGTTCACGGAAGAAAACTTTTCACAAGAAGCTGAAGGCGGCGGCCTTCTTTTATTCCCGAATACATACACGAACATCAATCAGGTCAAATCAGATCCGTGGGTGATTGATGATAAGCAAATGGAATACATTCGCGACGGCGTGTATGACTATTTTATGGTGAACGAAGATATTCTTCGGAATCGTGCGTATGGCGACAAGTGGACGGCCTTTTATGAAGGCGCCGTTGAACCGTTCGCGATCCAGTTTTCAGAAGTCATGACCAGAATGTTGTTCACATTCAATGAACAGGGCCGTGACAATTATGTTCTGGCTACTGCGAACCGGCTTCAGTATATGTCGAATCAGGAAAAACTGAACGTTTCAAGTCAGCTTGCAGATCGCGGAATCTTGAACCGCGATGAAGTTCGTGAAATCTGGAATCTGTCACCCTTGCCAAACGGCGAAGGTCAGGAATATATCATTCGCGGGGAATACTGGAACGCGACGGAAAAGATTGTTGAAGGAGAGAGCAACGATGAACAGTAAAGAAATCAGATCGTTCGAATTCGAAGTCAGGGCCGAACAGAACGAAGAACGCGGAACGTTCCTGACGGGTCAGCCTATTGTTTATAACGAACCGACTGACTTGGGTTGGTATACAGAAATCATTGACGACGGCGCACTGAACGAAACAGATCTTCGTGACGTGCGTTTTTTGGTGAATCATAACACCGATATGGTCCCGCTTGCACGTTCGCGGAATAATAACGCGAATTCTACAATGCAGCTTGAAGTCGTTCCGAATGTCGGAATGACGATCAGGGTGGATCTTGACACAGAAAACAATTCTGAAGCGCGAAATCTTTATTCAGCGGTCAAGCGTGGCGACATTTCAGGAATGTCGTTCATGTTTGTCGTTGATCGAGATAAATGGGAAGACCTTGACAGTGAACACCCGACAAGGCACATTTTGAGTTTTTCAAAAGTGTTTGAGGTTTCCGCGGTCACGTTCCCCGCTTACGATCAGACGTCGATTCAGGCGCGCGGTCTGTCTGATGCACTGGAAAGTGCGAAGACATCACTGGAAAGTGCAAAAGCCGAACTGCGTGAGATTGACAACAAGCGTAAGAAAATCAAGTTGTTATGCGAAATTTAAGGAAAGGAATCAATATCATGGAACTGAAAGACATGACTATCGACGAACTTGAAGCCAGAAAAGCACAGATCGCCGAAGAAGTTGAAACCGAAGGCGCAGACCTTGACGCCCTGACCGAAGAAGTCAGATCAATCAAGGCAGAGATCGAAGCACGCAAAGACGCTGAAGCAAAGCGCGCAGAGATAAGAACCGCAGTCGCAAATGGCGCGGGCGAAATAGTTGAAGCGCCCGTTGTAGAGGAGAGAAACACAATGAAAGACATCGCAGAGATAAGAAATTCAAAAGAGTACATCGACGCATACGCAGAGTATCTGAAGACCGGCGACGATACAGAGTTAAGAACCGTTGACCCGCTTCTGACAGAGAATGTTTCAGGTGGCACTATCGCAGCACCCGAACTTGTCTATGACATCATCAAGACCGCATGGGATAGCAACGACATCATGTCACTTGTGAACCGTGTTGAACTGAAGGGAAACCTGAAGGTCAACTTCGAGATCAGCGGAACTGACGCAGTCGTTCACACTGAAGGATCTGGCGCAGTTGATGAGGAAGAACTTCTTGAGGGTATCGTCACCCTTGTACCCGCTTACGTTAAGAAGTGGAAATCATTCAGTGATGAGGTTATGTCCCTTCGTGGCGAAGCATTCGTTCGTTATATCTATGACGAGTTAGCTTATAGAATCGTGAAGAAGATCGCCGATCAGCTTATCACCCTGATCGCCGCACTTCCTACGACCGCAACTTCAACTACACCTTCCGCAGCCGTTGTTAAGGCAGCGCCCGCAGTTGGAACCGTTGCGACCGCACTGGGTCAGCTTTCTGACGAAGCAACGAACCCCGTTGTTATCATGAACAAGGCTACATGGTCAGCTTTCAAGGCTGCACAGTACGCAAATCAGTTTGCAGTAGATCCTTTTGAGGGTCTTGACGTACACTTCAACAATTCACTTCCCGCTTACGCTGACGCAAGTGAGGACGACGTATACGCAATCGTCGGTGACTTCGGTCAGGGCGCAATCGCAAACTTCCCGAACGGCGAAGATATCGAATACACCTTCGACGAGCTGTCCAGAAAGAAGGAAGACCTTGTCGAGGTTCTTGGCAAGGTTTACGTTGCAGTTGCC